CCGTGCCCCAGTAAGGTCAAGAACCGACCTAATTGTTTACGTCATCAATCTTCGTTACGAAGATATCCACTGTGGTGTTTCCTGTTGGCAAAACGCCTGCTCCAACATTAATGTTGGCTGCAAACGTGTCACCTGGAGTGTAGCTAACGCACATTTCTTGAAATACGCGCCGAGCTACATTTCCGGTCTCGGTTCCAAAACTCGAAGCTGATCCGCCGAAATACAAGGCTTCAAAGGCAAGCCCGCCCACTGGTGTGAATGTGGGTACGGTTACAGCGACGGCAACATCCGCCGACCAGATTACACTTATAGTGTATAACCCAGCAGGTACAGTTGCGTCGAAGAAAATAGTGGTTCCAGCCACTGTGACCCCAGGTAAATCACCCCGGGTTGTTACAGCAGCGGTCCCTAGAGGATTGCCGTTTGTGAACACAGATCGATTAATTGATTGTGACTTAGCGTCAATTCCAATATCTTCGGGAAGTTTCGGTTTGAAAAATTCAACACAATAGGACACCCATAACTCACCAATGAGTTGTACGGGATTTCCTTGGGATGCCAATTGAGTGGTTCCAAGATCAAAAAGTCTAAGATCTTGCCCAGCTGGAACTCCACCAGATCTAACATATAGTTTACTGATTGGAGTTTCCGCTTGTGCGCACTCTATCGCATGAATCATATTACAAGTCGGTTTGACAGACACGGCATATTCCGAATTTTCCATTTCCACCTTAGTCCTGAAGAGTGGTGCGTCAGCACTGTAATTAGTACCGAACACTACTACTCCCGGAGCGCCACTAGTCACAAAGTCTGTGATAAGTGGCCGGAACTCAAAGATCAGTCCATGAAAGCGATATTGTTGATATCCTTTCGCTACGGTGGACAACCACGGGAACGTGTCAGCCACTCCAGGATTCAAAGCAAATCCTCGATTGGTGAAAGTAGTTGTTCCTGTGATATCTCCGAGATACTCTCGGTGGCACACGATGTTAGTTCGCTCACTTGCTACGAACTGTGGAATTTGTCTGTCATTAGTCAGAACATTGTATTTGGCATTTCCTCCAACCATTTGGTAGTCGCCACTTCCGAATATCTGACCGATTCCTGACCCGAGCCATTTCCCCACAGCTTTCATGTAGGGCATATTAAAAGTTCTGCCGATGGCTCCGCCAGCGATAGCGCCAGCGTCGGCAAATGGTGTCTTTTTCTGTCTAGACGGCATTTTAACTTTTCTTTGTTTTGTTTTATTTGTCATTGTATGGGATACCCAATGACATGGGGACTGTACATTGTCGGTCAACCATTACGGGGGATCCGTGCAGTCTCTTGGCATTCTGATTAGCACTAAAGTAATAGTTTTGGTCCATTACAAACCGACAACCCCATGCGTTACCCGCTACGGGAGTGATAACGTCTCCACGTACCGCCGTGGCGGCTTTACATGTTGATGGGTAGTGTACGGAACACCGGTTGGTCTGTGTCCGCACTCAACATGTACTCATCAAAAGTTCTCTCAATGGCTAGTTGCGCCTCCGGGGGAATACCAAAAGCAAGCCAGAAAGAGTAACGACAATTTGCAGGGATTATATCAAGAAAGGTACGACTCTGTCCACGTGCTAACCAGTAATTACTGTTTTCCATTGTGGGGTCTGAGAGGGGCTTGACCCCCTCTCCTTTAACAGAGAACTGTCGGAAAAAGTTTTGCCAAACAGGAATACCACCAGCAAGTGATAATCCACCTTTTCCTACAGCATTCATCCACCGTCTCGCCAACTTTTGGCTATTCAGTGGTTTCACGACCAGGCAATCTTTCGCGATTGCCGTGCGGGGATCTCTTACCATGATCCACTTCATCCCGTCAAATACCGGTTGGCACGAGCAAAAGACAATCCGCTCGAAAATATACACTGGGTCCTCGACCTCCATGCTAAATCCAAACGTTCGAAACCAGTTATCCAATCCTGTGGTGAACGTCTCTAGATCTTTACGTTCCATGATGGTGACACTATCATCCCCATCATCAAACACTCTAGCTCTTATTCCTTTCTGTGATATGTACCTTTCTAATAAGGCACACATCAAGACCACATTGCCCAGTGACGTGTTAACATCACCAGACATCCGGTTTCGATTCACACGATATTTGATTTTCCCGTCCCGTAGATACATAGATCCACGATTTTTCCTTTGTAGTGACAATAAGTATTTAAACCACTTGTCGCCTCTATAGTACTCCTCGTAGATACCATGTTCATAGACTAGGGCATCAAATGAAACGTGTTCATCCATTCGCTTCGCATCAAGTCCAACACAAACTGGATCACGGAATTGCTCCCAATGATCTCTTAGTGTTGTTGCTCTCTGCTCAGCATTCATTCCTTTTGCAATCGCCGTGTAACCAAACACGGTGTTGATGTTTTCATAAATATTTTTCTCGATCAGCTTTATGTACCGACCTGTCTCTACCACGTATTCGTATGTCCGAGGCTGGATCACACGACACACGACGTCCTCTACGTTTTTCCCGGGTTTTACCCTGAGTTTCTCTCTCTTGACGAAAGCCTTCACATGGCTGAATTTTTCTGAGAATCCATTCTCTACTAAGTTACAGGCAGCTCTGTAGTAAGGTATCTTCCTGCGATCCTGGTACAGCGCAGCAAATGCATGCGCTCTCATCGGGGTGGCGTGGTACGATAACTTCTTCAACTGCTCTCTAAACTCAGAGAGATCTTCAAAAATGTTTTCAACCGGTTGTGGAGGTTCCGCGAAGGTCCCGTCTTCTTGCTTGACGTATATGACTCGTTCTAGGATCGCTCGTTTGGCGGCAGTGAGATTGTTTTGGAACACAACGAACCCACCGTCATTGGACAAATAATGAAAGTGGGACAAACTTCGTTGTTTTAGGGTTTTCCCAGGATAGCGGAGTACCGTAACATCGCGGTGGCTGGGGGCACAACTTTCTGCACTCTCCACCTCGGGTACTTTTCCTAGGCAACCCTAGGCAGTTGCTGGCATGGTTCGTGTCCTCCGACTTCCGAACCAATTCAACAACCACCTATCTTCGAACGTATACCATGGCCTATCCCTCTCCCGAATGCGATCTAAAACCACACGTGAGTTTCTAAACATCCTAGCTTCGATGTCTGAAGCCGAGGGTGTGAACACCAATTCGAGTGCAATTGGCAGGATGGTCCTTGTGTGGGTGGGTCGTACCCCTCGTTCCACACAAAGGGAAAACAGGCGATGATGTGCCACAAGCCTATTTGCTTGTGTATCAACCTGGATACCTGGTATACTAATAACGACCTCAGCTACAATGTTTGCTATGAAGCTGCGACGTTTACGCTTGTCGTTCTCAATCTCGTCACGGTTCTCAGTCTCCGTTGACGTGATATCTACGACTTCTGCAATTGGGACAAAGTCATCCTGCATGCTCTCGGGGATAAAGTCCCCATACCACCACTCGCGAATTCGGCGGCGTGTAACGGCGAGAGTCAACATCTTCCTGATGTCTATTTTGTGAGTGAACCCATACGATAATCCTGTTAAGGCCGTAATGGGAACAGATTTATTTCTATATCTGCCTCTAAATAGCGCTGCGAAAATGTTTAATCTCGCCTCTCCTCTATTGGTGTTGGAGCAATGCTCCTCGACCGCGTATGACAGGTCCTCGACTGTAGGTATCATGTATTCGACTGAACTAATTTCGGTGTCTGTTTCACATGGCGCCCCCTGTGGGCGCTGCTCGATTTCAATCTCCCCTTCTGGCTCGATTGAAACTGAGCGTTGCTGGTCAATACTCGTTTTCTCTCCTATAAAATACTCTTTGTGATTTTTCAATTTTACTTTGTGCATGATATATTGATG